GAAATCGCAAGGCAGACAGAATCGATCATTTCCGCGAAGTCCATATCGAGCATGAAGACGAGGGCGGCAAGGGCAGTTGAAAGGAATCTGGCGACATGAACGCACAGGGCGAGCTCCTAAAGGGTGTCTATACGCTTTTTAAGTCAGCCACAGGCGCCGGGACCATCTACAATGACGTGTCCGGAAGATTTTACGAAGGCATCGTCCCGCAGGGTGTTCCAAAGCCGTTTATACAGGTGGGCGTGGCAACGCATCTTTCAGAGTGGACCTTCGACAAGGACATCGAAAACATCCTGGTTGAGTTTAAGCTGGTTGGCATAGACAAGGACGCTATCCACACAATGGCTGACCACTTAACAACCCTGTTCGACCGGGCGTCTCCTACGGTCACCGGCTATTTCGTCGAGTCATTCAATCGGGAAAACGTGGTTTCGTTTGAAATGGAAGACCACCACATCCAGGTGGTTGAGTACGTCGTCAGGCTTTTAAAAACGTAACGAGGATGTAGGCGAATGGAAGTACAGGGGGTTTCCGTTATCATCCCAACTATTAGGCCGGCAGGGGCGGATAGGTGCGAAGCCGCGCTAAGGAAGAATGCCGGGATCTCCGAAGATCACTTCGAGGTTATCCGGTGGGAAGACGTGGATCGCGTTGGCTGCCCCTGGATGGTAAAGTGCATGGCGACCTGGGCCCGGTTTCAGTGGGTTATGTTTCTTGGCGACGACACGATCCCTCAGCCAGGGATCATTTACAACGCCCTGGCGGCGACTTGCGCGTTGCCTGACGGATGGGGCCTTGTCGGATTAAACGACGGGATCCATGATGGCAATAAGCTTTCGACGCACTGGATGGGGCACAAGAACTTACTTCCGCACATTGGGGGCGCGTTCTTCTGTACAGAATACACACACTGTTTTTGTGACATGGAACTTGCTGACAGGGCGAAGGCGCTCGGGAGGTTTGTCTGGGCGCCGGATGCGAGAATCGTTCACGACCACCCGGCGGTCAGGGGGGAATTGTTTACCGGGGATTATGCAAGAATTTACTCAGCAAAGGTCAGGACAAAGGATTTGCAAACCTACGCGAGGCGCAAGTGGAAAGGATGGCGATGATGGACCAAATGACAGAAAGAGACACGGGGAAGACGATTCAGGAAAGGCTTGGCCAGCTACGCGGGAACCGTGCGGACGCGGGCGAGTCTCAACAGTGGAACAACCTTGTCCCGGATGGATCGGCGCTCACGATCGGCATCCCTTGTAATTCTGGACAGGTAAAAACCGAGTTTATGTCGAGCTTTATCAATATGATTGCAGGCAACGCTTGTGTGAAGCATTTACAGTGGGCCGACAGCGGGCCGATCCACCTACAGAGGAACACGCTTGCAATGGCGGCGATGGAGCGAGGCACGTCACATTTGCTGATGCTCGATTCGGACATGGAGATGCCTTTTAATTTGATCCCCGCGCTTATGCGGCACAGAAAGCCTGTGGTCGGGGCGCTTTGCTTCAAACGGTGGCCAGCATACACACCAACCCTTTACCGGGGAAAGAAGCATCAGCTTGAGGTTATGACCAAGTGGCCGAGAGGGCTTGTCGAGGTTGTTGGGACCGGATGCGCAGCCATGCTCGTTGACGTGACCGTGTTTGCGACATTGGAGTATCCGTGGTTCAGATACGAAGAAGATCCGGGCGGAAAGCTTATCGGCGAGGACCTGGGTTTTTGCTATCGGTGCGGCGAGGCCGGGATACCGATTTACGTTGATACGACGATTTCCTGCGGACATATCGGAAGTATGAATTTTAACGAGGCCTTTTTTAAGTACGCGCAGTTGGTGCATACAGTACCACCGGATGCGCTGGATAAGTTTTTGTCAGAAAACTTACCGGACACGGTAGAAATGAAGGGAGGATAAGAACATGGCAAGCACAGAGTCTGGGCGTTATGCATCGGTAAAACTGGGGTCCACTCTCATTCCGCTAATGGGGCAGTGGACACTCAACATTTCACAAGAGGAGATAGATACTTCTTCTTTCGGGACGGTCTGGGGGTCTAGTGACGTTGGGATGGCGAAGTGGTCTGGGTCCTTTTCCGGGTTCTTTGACGGCGACGACGCGACGATCGAGACCCTGCTCGGCAACATGATCAGCGGTACGCTGATGGGGACCCTGCGGCTTTACACCGACAACACGGCGTATTGGGAAGCGCAAACGACTTCTTCGGGCGGGGCTAGGCTAACAAGCATCGAGATCACCGCGGACAAGGCGGCTGTCAATTCCATCACATTCAACTTCTCCGGCAGCGGAGCGATCACTCAGAAATAGAAGCGGCAAGTAGAAAGGATGGCGACATGAAGGTAAACCTTGATGATCCAAACCCGGGCGTTTGGTTCTATCTCCCAGGCGATCCCGACGGAGCGGGCATCCAGTTGAGAGTCTGCCCGCCGTCGGTGTCGTCAAAAATAAGGCGAGAAACGCAAGGACAGAAACACGTTGAGTACAAGGATGGAAAGCGGCACGAGTTTCTGGACGATCCTGACGAAGAGAAAAGAGAGCTTTTGTTTTGGGACTACTGCATAGTTGAATGGGCCGGCCTCCTCGACAGCGACGGTAAGCCGGTGCCGTGCACGAAAGAAAACAAAGCCCTCTTGCTAAACAATAATTTAGATCTTGGATTATTTGTCAGGTCCTGTATTGACAAGCTGAACGCGAGGCAAGCGGAGTACCTAGGGCACCTCGAAAAAAACTTATAGACTTCGTAATCCGGTTGCAGGAAAAGCCAGATTGCGAAGTCTGCCGGACATTAAGAAGGGGGCTGGGAGATTGCGCGGAATGCATTCCAAGTTTATGGCCAGAAAACGAGCTTCCTGCGGCTGTGTACGAGGCGGTGTCGGGTCAGTACATCATGGGACCAGACGGCGCCGTGGCCCTAAATTATGCGGAGGTGTACCGCGCAATGGACCGGCTTGATGTAAAGAACCAGGCGCTATGCCTTCAGTTGGTTAATGCAGCATTTAGGGCGGCGCGGGACGCGGCGAGGGCCAAGATCCATGCCAAGAAGGTGGGCTAATGGCGAAGATAGCAACAGGGTATGTCGCGCTAAAGGTCGAGACCGAAAAGCTCCGTAAAGAGATGGAGCAGGTCAAGCAAACGATCAGGGATGCAGCGTCTGATTGTGAAAAGCGCATGAAGACCGCGACTGACAATATGTCCGGCGCATGGGATAAGTTCGCCAAGGGAGCTGTCGCGGCCGGAGGGGCCATCCTTGCTGCGAAGGGGATTCAGTCCCTCGCAACTCAATTCCTTGATGCTGCGGCGACGGCAGAGACATACGAAACAAGGCTCAAAATACTTTTGCGCTCCCAGGAAGAAGGGAACCGGATGTTTAAGGAGATGGCAAAGTATGCGTCTCAGGTTCCCTTTGAATATCGGGATATCATGGAAGCGGCCACGGCGCTCTCAGGCGTGATGAAGGGAGGGGTTGACGAAGTCAAGCGGTGGATCCCGATGATCGGAGATCTCGCGGCGGCGTCGGGCCTTTCCATTGGGGAAGCGACGAGCCAGGTCATCCGCATGTATTCTGCTGGCGCCGCATCTGCGGACCTTTTCCGTGAGCGCGGGATATTGTCCATGTTGGGCTTCCAGGCTGGCGTGACTTATAGTGCAGAGGAGACCAGGGCGCAACTTATCGCCGCGTGGAGCGACGTGGACAGTAAGTTTAGGGGCGCGACAGCGGAGATGGCAGACGACTGGACGGGCAAGGTCTCGATGCTTTCTGATGCCTGGTTTAAGTTTTCCGAAGGCTTCGGCCGGATAATCCTCTCCAAGATGAAGCCGGAGGTCGACCTTCTAACACAGGCCGTTTCGTGGCTTGGCGACAAGATTCAAGAGGTCGCCGACAATGTCGAACTTAGCGACGAGGCTAACCGATGGGACCAGGCGATTAGCAAATCGACCGGCTCTTTCGGCAAGATGAAGGATGCGGTTATAGCCTGGGGCGAGAAGCAGGTTGAGTGGTTCAAAGCTGCGTCGAAGGCGTCTAACGAATTTCTTTACGAGGAAGAACATCGTCATAACGCGATGATGGAGCACCTAAAGGAACAAAGGGCCTTGGGCCTTTTCCTTTATACCGACACTGGATCGCCCGCTGACTCTGAGCGGAAGAAAAGAATGGAAAAAGAGGCGGCGGCATGGAACCTTTACGCGGACCCGGGCAAAGATTGGGACCTTCCAGATAGGAACCTAAAAAAGAAGCAAACCGACTCCGCCAACGCGAAGAACGAGGCGGAGAAGGGTTACTATGAATGGCTTGAGCTCAAGCAAAGAAAAACAGACATGGAAGTATTCATGGAGCAGGACCTCCAAGATAAGCTCGCAGAGATGCGAGAGACCAAGATTGAGCGCGAAGCCGGAGACCTCGCAGCAAGACAGGCGCAACTATCAGCGCACCATGACGAGGCGATTGCGCTTCTCCTTTGGCGGTCAGAGCGCGAGCTCGAAATTGAAGAGCAGCTAAAAAAGTCCAAGGATGCCTTGGCGAAAAGATCCGCTGCGTCACAGTTCCAGATCGCAACGAGCCTTGCCTCCGCCCTGCTTTCCGTGGCGGGGGCGAGCAGCAAGCAGATCTTTGCCGTCACGAAGGCATTAGAGTTTGGCCAGGCGATCATGGCGGCGCATGCGGCTTATAACCTCGCCTTGGCTAACCCACCAGGGCCGCCCTGGACGATCCCTATCGCAGAGGCAGCAAGAGCCGCCGGGTATCTTAACGCGGCAGCCATCGCGGCTACAGCGCTTGGCCAGATGGCCATGTCTTCGAACGGGAACGTAGGAAGGGGGACATACACGTCACCGGTAGTGACGACCGCTGGCGGCGGGCTCACAGACGTCCCAGTCACAGGAGAGCAAAAGGGGCAGGTCAATATTTACCTAGAAGGAGACCTTCTGGCTGATCAGTATTATATCGAATTGCTGGCGGAAAAATTGAGCGAGGCGGTCGAGGATAAGGAAGTGCGGTTGATATCGTCCAAGTCGAAATATTAAAGGTGGCATCATGTCGTTTAGAATAACATACAACAGCAACAACATCGATTTGACGCTCGGGCCGAAGGGGCTGGTCACGGCCTACTCGCAAGAATTCAAAGAGAATATTAGTAGTAGCGGGAAGTCCGAAAGAGTCAGCCTGCATAGGACGCTTAAGGGGTCTATCGATATGTTCCTCGATGCGAGTACTTACCGGCAGATGATCGGGTGGTGGTCATGGGTAAGTCGTGGCAATTCTTTTTCCATCGCTCTCGACAGCGCAAACGTCGCCAATACGACGCTTGACGGGGCGGCGAACTCTGGGCAAAAGGTTGTCCCTCTCACGGCGACGACAGCGCTAGCCGCAGACGACTATTGCGTCATCGGTGAGGCAAGTGGCGGCGAGTTTGAACTCGTCAAAATCTCGTCCGTTTCCGCTGGTGTGAGTATAACTGCTGTGGACAACTTGGTCTACGGTTACGTTTCCGGCGACACTTTTAGGCATCGGGATTATTTGCCAAGTCTCAAGTGCGACGACGAGGAGTTTCAGCCAGTCCCGTTGTACACTGATCTTTATAGGCACACGATTACTTTTAGCGAGCTAAAATGAAGTCGACGAACGCAAGCTTCGATACTTACCACGGCCAGAGCGGTGTCCATCCCGTTTATTTGGTCCACTTCGACGGCGAGACGACGGACTACTCAACAGGCCCGGTCGGAAGCCCAACGTACACGATCAAGCAGTACGTTGCCAGCATTACCGGCGGCGGCCAGAAGGTGGTTCCAGAAGAGGGGTCCGCGTCGATCGGGAGCTTTACCATTACGATTCTTGATTATAACGAGGAGATCACGGCGCTCTTGGCAACCGACGATTACAACTTTCACCGGAAGAAGGTTACCGTAAGTGCTGGCTACCTTGGGATGACACAGGCCA